GTTGCCAGCTTTGGTGGCAAGGTAGTTGAGGGCTTAGACAACTCCCTTGCGTACTGGGATGTTTCTGGAGATTTACCTGTTAAAGATACGGACCAACAAACTGCTGACGAGACTGCGAGTAAGTGGGCGGCGTTACGCTCTGAACGTAACCAACGCTTGGTTGAGACAGACTTCCATGCCATGTCAGACACGACATTAGCTGACAACATGAAGACCTACCGTCAGACGCTTCGTGATCTGCCAGCCAATACGGCTAATCCTGCTAGTCCAAGTTGGCCGTCGAAGCCATAAGAGGATGTTAAATGGATCCAATTACCATTGCCGCCTCTATAGCTGCCGTCAAAGGGGTATTAAAAACTGCAAAAGATGTGCAGCAAATAGGCAATGCGTTAGGTGACCTATTCCACAATCAGGAGCAACATGCAAAGAAATCCCCTAATAAGAAAAAGAAGAAGCCGAAGACAAGGATGCAACAAGTCCTTCGCATCCGGGCTGGAGATGAAGATTATGATGACGATACATCAATCTCGGCAGTTGCCACCGATGTCTTAGCAGAGAAACAGAACTATTTAGCACTACAAGGTCTGGCAAAAGAGATAGACATCAAGTGGGGAAAAGGCACTTGGTCTTCCATTAAAGAGGAACAAACAAAAAGAATTAAGGAACGTAAGGAAGCAATCAAGAAGTCTAAGAAGAGGGCTAGGGAACAGGCAGACGAAGATAGGAAGTTTTATAAAAAGGTTGCTATTGAATCAGGAAAAGCATTATTCCTTATTTGCTTTATATCAGGGTTAGTGTGGTGGCTGTTGTATGCGGTTGAACAAGGTGCAACAAAATAATGGAACTAACTGCTAGTCACGCAATACAAGGGATCATGGTATTGGCTACTATTGCCGGTGGATATGCCGTAGTCAAATCAAACCTGTCAAGAGTAATGGAAGACTTACATGAACTTATTAAACGCTTTGAAGATCATAGAATAGTATTCGACTCCCGTCTTGATAATGCTGAATCCGAAAGGGCTAAACATTCCTTACAAATTGATACACTAAAGAGTATAAATTCACCACAGGAACTAAAGGTTTTTAATAGAGAGATGGGAGAGTTTAGTGCGCGGTTAACTTCGATAGAGAAACAACTATCTAAACTAGAAAACATGCACAATGGCTCACATAAACCAACGGGAGCAAAGTAATGGTGGAGAAGGAAAAGTTAATTATTGATGCAGCTATAGCTACCCCCGCTATTACAATACCTTGGTGGGCGCAGATATTTGAAGCATGGGCGCAGTTTGGCATCGTATCTGTAACACTTATTGTTGTGCTATTTAGAGCGCATATTGCATGGAAAGATTGGAAATCAAAATGATTCGACTCTGGCCTATATTAATTGCAGCTACTATATTCCTCTCAAGTTGTGCTACTACCCCAGTAGAGGAGGAAGATACTCCCCCTACTGCTACTGTTTCTACTGACAAATGCCCTATGCACCTAACTATGGATGAGTGGGTTTCAGATGTCCTTGACCGCAACCCCCTCATATCTACCAAGCACTCAGTTTTAAAGGGAGATAAGGTTACAGTTTTTATGGCTGCATTTAATGCTACACCCCCCGAATCTAATTATGATCCTGACACTATAGTTATCTTTGTAGCCCCTACAGATCCTCGTGCAGTGGTAGGTTTTGTTAAATATGAGTGTATGATTTCAGTAAATGCTTATCCTCTAGGTGTTGTTTCCTCCTGGATAAAAGGAAAATCTGTTTTAATTGATCCTCGTCCAAAAAATATTAATAAGGAAAGGGAAATTTAATGCCTTCCTTTGGGGAAAGAAGTTTAGCTTGTTTGGAAACTGTGGATGAGAGAATTTCCAAAGTATTAGAGGAAGCTATCAAACACTATGATTTTGCAATCTTAGAGGGCCATAGAGGTGAGGAAAAACAACAGGAATATTTTGAGTCCGGAGCTAGTGAAGTTCAGTTCCCTAATTCCAAACATAATTCACTTCCTTCCATGGCAGTAGATATAGTACCTTATCCGGTTGATTGGGAGAATACACATAAGTTTAATAAATTAGCTGATGTTATAACACAAGCTTGTGAAACTGTAGGTGTAGATAATTTATATTGGGGTTATGATTTATGGCAATGGGATATGCCACATTGGGAGCTTAGGTAATGTTACCACTTTTAGGACCACTAATCGGAGGGGTATTTGATATTGGTAAACAATACTTTTCCAATAAAGCTGAAAAGTCCAAAGCTAAACATGAACAGGAAATTGCCGTAATACGAGGTGATCAGAATTGGGATGAGATACAGGCTAAAAATAGTGGGGAAAGTTGGAAGGATGAGTTCCTAACCGTTGTAATAACCTCACCATTTATAGCTATGTTTTTAGCGGCTGTATTGAATGAACCCGATATGGTACATCGAATAGGGGAAGCCTTTATCATACTAAAATCGGAAGTACCTAAGGAATATTGGACATTACTCCTAGTTGCCTTTAGTGCCTCATTTGGTATCAAAGGCATTATAAAGGGTACTAAAACATTTATTGATGGGAAGAAAAAATAATGGCGTTTAGATCGACATTAAATAAAGTCCTGGTAAGACTTAGGGAGGACACAATCAGTTCCGATTGGTCCGGAGATATTAATGATTCCTCAGCGGTTGATGATTACCAAAAGCTTGTTGGTGAATTTGTTAATGAAGCTAAGACTCTTGTGGAGGACGCTTGGAACTGGGGAGCCTTAAGGACAGTCATAAGTATCAGCACTACCTCAGGAACTTCCCAGTATACTGTTACTGGTGTAAATAATCGTAGCCGTATTCTACAGGTCATTGACTCCACAAATAACTCTATTCTTCCTCAGACTTCCGATGACTACTTTTATAATGTAACACATACTGGATCATCCTCCAATGGGATCCCAAGTTACTATCGACTTAACAATAATACTATAGACTTCTGGCCTACTCCTGGTGGAACTTATGCAATTAAAATTCATGCCGTAGATGCCTCCGATGATCTTGCGGAAGCCACTGATACCTTAGGAGTTCAGGAACATTTAGTTGTCCTGGGAGCCTACGCATTATCATTATCGGAACGTGGAGAGGATGGAGGTACGCCCAGTGATCAAGCAATGTTGAGATTCAAGACTGCCTTAACTGACGCAATTGCCCAAGATTCCCAAAGAACTGTAAACGAGACAACGTGGTATGCCAGCTAAACCAATAACACCAATCCCCTTAAGTGGAATGGGGAGTTCCGGGTTAAATACTCAGGCACAGGATTCAACTTTGGGTCCTGAGTGGCTCACACAGGCTGAGGGTATGGTGTTCGATCTACAGGGTCGAATAGCGTCCCGTAAGGGTATCAAGATGGTATCAAAAGCCATAGCGAGTTCAGTGAAGTCCATAGCCGGGTATATTAAATCCAATCGAACCAGGGAATACTATGCCGGGGCAGGGAGTGCAATCTATAAAATTGATACTTCCACCAGCCCTTATTCCCTAACCGCTCAGTCCTTTTCCGGGAGCGCACAGACTATAACGGACGCTAACTGGACCTGGGTAAACTTTAATGATGAACTATGGGGTATCCAGGCAGGGCATAAAGTTATAAATTATGATGGTACAAACTGGTACGATAGAGATGATATTCCTGTCAGTGTAGCTACGGCAAATGTAAACGGAGCCACAAGCAGCGCGACAGCATTGGTAGTTGATGGTAATTCCGGAACAATAGAAGCTGGGATGTATGTAACAGGTACTGGTATTTCCGGAACGGTTACTGTTTCATCTTTATCGGACCAGAATAATCTAGTCCTATCCTCTGCGCAATCGTTAAGTAATGATGTTGCACTAACATTTACATCAACATACGCTGTACCAGCCGGAGTAACTACATTTGATCCTTCCTGTGGCTTAGGGGAATTTGGTCGTATGTGGTACGGAGGGATTACGGAAGCACCTGGCGTTGTCTATTATTCCGATAGTCTCATAGGGGAAAAACTTACCGGAGGCACAGCGGGAGTTATTGACCTCAAGACAGTCTGGGGTAATGACGAGGTAGTTGGTTTAGCCGCCATCATGGATAAACTTGTAATATTTGGTAAACAGAATATTGTAATTTATGCGGGAGCCAATAATGTTGCCTCTATAGCTGTAGAGGAAGTCATTAAGGGTACGGGGTTAGCCGGTAAGGACAATATAGCCTATGTAGGTACGGACATATTATTCCTAAGTTATGAGGGGTTGATGTCCCTTGGGCGTCTACAGCAAACCGATGGTAAAGCTCCCATACAGGATTTATCAATAACTGTTCGTAATGATCTTGCCACTATCTTATCATCCGCTACTGTAGCAAATATAAAGACTGCTTATTATCCGGAAGATGGATTGTTAGTTATCTTTATGCCGGATGAAAAGAAATGTTATGTGTTCGATGTTAAGGTACAGACACAATCCCCAAGGGTGACTACATGGCCTTTTACTACGGCGGCTCCCTTATGTGGCTTAGGTACTATTGATGGTAACTTATTTATTGGTTTATCTACAGGTGTAGCGGAGTACACAGGATATATTGACGTAACTATTACTTCCGATGGTTCCGGTGGATGGACTTCCACAGATTCAAATTATAGTTATGTATTTCAAACTTCCTGGTTAGATTTAAATTCCCCTACATTTGCCAAGATTATTAAGTCCGGACTTTTTGCAATCACAGGTGGTCGAGGGTCCAGTTCCACAATATCAGTCTATAAAGATTTTGAATTAGGTTCCCCTTATTCCAAAACTATTTCCCTTGTATCCGGTGTGACTATATCATTATATACACAGGGTGGGGATGGTGCTGCATTAGCAGCCGGAACAAGATCATTATATGATACTGCTAAATACGGAGCCGCTGCCGGTCCTAAGGACTACAAAGTTTCCCTAGGTCGAACAGGGAAAGTTATTAAATTAAAGATGGACACTACAGTCGAGGGGCATTATTCAAGTTTAACGGCTGCGACATTATTAACGAAACAAGGTAAAATAAGGTAGGAGTATATTATGGGCTTTACATTATCAGATTTAAACCCCTTTAATTGGGATTATTCGGGAATGTTTGGAGGTGACAGTCTAACTGCCGGAGATATCCTAGGAGCCGGAATTAAGGGAGGTTTGAGTTATTGGGGAGCTTCCGAAGCTGCCGATGCCGCTAGGGAGGCCGCTGGTGTTAATGCAGCTGCAATCAGGGATAACGCAACCGCCGCTCTGGCCGCTGCACAGCCTTGGTCCGTAGGTGGATTAGGGGGAACGGCTCAATTTGATCCAGATAGTCAAAGTGCCTTATTAAATTTATCTCCGGAATTAGCGGAAATATATTCCGGTGCTTTAGGTCGAAGTGGTCTATGGGGAGCGCAAGCTGAGGAACTAGGTTTAAATCCATTTGCCGCTGCCGATAAATTTTATCAAATGAATCAGGCTTTAGTGGCTCCGGAAGAGGAAAAACTACGGACTGATATGGAGACACGTTTATTGGCTCAAGGACGCTTAGGAAGCACAGGTGGTCGATATGATGCCAATAAATTAGAGGATACAATTTTACAGGATAGGGCAAGACGTAGAGTTTCCTCATTTAACCAAGCTCAAACATTAATTGATAAACTTCTGGGCAGGGAATCTGGTGATTTAGGCACAGCTACCGGGATGCTTGGGATACCATTGGAACTGGCTAATCTTGGAATGGGAGTGGGAGGACACCTAAGTGGTATAGCAGGGACACAAATGGGAGCTAGAAATGTAGCCGCATCTCTTACCGGACAAGCGGATGCTCTAAGTCCATCCGGTACAGCTTTGACTACATTAGCGGGTTTATTCATGAGGCCACAACCAGCAAAGCCAACATAAGTAGGTAAATATGGCAGTTCCAGGATTAATGGGTGGGGATGTACCGGATTGGTTAGCGGAGTGGTTAACTGGTCAAGGATTTTTATCATCCAATCCAAAAACATCTCCATCTAATGGTTTATTACATCAATCAAAGGCTA